TTATATCTTTGGCAGTTTCCTTTGTTTTCTTTTCGGTCTTATTAAAGATTTTATCAAGTGCATCCGATAAGGCCTGCATTTCGGACGTTAAAGACTTTGTCGCAGTTGCATCTTTTCCTTTTTCTTGAGATGAGGCTGTTAATTGCTTCAACTCATTTGCAAAAGCCTTTTCTGCCTTTTTGGTTGCTTCCGTCAAACCTAATTGATCAATGGCAAGCTTTCCGATCTGTTTTCTAAGAGATCCCATATCAACTAGCGTTTTGCCAGTTATTGCCTTTGATATAGTATTCAATCCTCCAACAAAAGCCGAGATCCCATTTTCAACAAGATCAAACAAAAAGAAATTTGCTCTTTTTATTGCATTAACTAAAGTGCCAATCGCTAATTGAGCAAATGCAATAATCCCTTTTCCAAGCTTTCCAATGCCAGCACTTCCTGTTTCAAGTAAAACAGAAAATCCTTTAAGGCCTGCAATAGTATTAATGAGAGCCTTATCAAAGAATGAAATTCCATTAGTGGCTTCTACTAATGTTTGCTTTACTCTAGCAGTAATTAACGCTAAAAGGCCAAGCCGCTTTTGAAATATTGCCGCCTTATCACTGGCCTCTGGTGTTAACTTTGTGCCCAATCTACCAACAGCATTTGCCATCTCATCAAATCGGCCAGCTCCAAGTGCCTGCACAAGATTTCCAGAGCTTCTTTTAAAGATTTCAGTCGCCACTCGAGCTTTGATGGTTTTGTCTTCAATGCTTTGTAATTTCTTTATTGTTAGCTCAAAGATCGTATTTCCATCTTTGAGCCTATCTTTGCTGTCTCTGGCTTCAATGCCTAAAGCTTTAAATACTTTGGCAGTCTTTGATCCTTTATTGGATAATTCATTCAATACGCGCGGAAACGTTTTGATAAGAGTATTTGCTGTGCTTGCTTCTTGGCCTGAATTAACAAAAGCAAGCTTCAATGCTTCTATATTTTGAGCAGTAATGCCAGATACAGTTGAGAGATCATTTAAATCATTAATTTGATCGACTACTGATCGCGTTAACTCAAATGCAGCTTCGGCAGTTCTTAAAATAGATCCTACAATTCTATCAAATGTTCTATTGACAGTGTCTGCTGCATTTTTTAGACCAGTGAAAGCACTACCTAAAGAAGCAGCCATGTCTAAGCCGGACTTTTTTGTCTTCTGTAATTGCTTACCTGCTTTTTGTGTTTCCTTTGACATCTTTTGCAGGTCTTTTACTGACTTCAAAACCTCAACCAAAATCTCGTATTCAACTGTTGTGCTCATAATAAATCCGCCAGGTCTAATAAACTAATATTAGGAAATACCATGTTCTTTTTTCTCTTGCCTCTTCTGAGGATATCTTTAACGCGATCAGATCGTGCATTTATGCATTTAAAACATATCATTAAATCAGACCAGCTTAATTTGGAAATCTCAGATGGCAAAACACCATATGTCCGTCCAATTATATCATATAAATGAACAAGATTTTCATCTTTGACGAAAGCTCTTAAGCCGTTCGGCTGCCTCCTTGTGCCCATTCATCGCACGATCTAAAATTTGCTTTCGATCATCAGGCCATAACATGCCAATCCATAATTTGTTTTGACTAGCATTTTGTCTTTCAATGGCATCTACTAAAATCAAAGGTTCCCAGTTTTCTCCGTCTTTGCTGCATCTTTTGATACATCTTATTAAGAGCTGATCTTCTTTGTTTGCCATCTCTTCTAGCATTTGCGGTTTGATTGTATTGGCCATTTCAAGAATAGCTTCTAAATGATCCGGATCTCCATCTTGTGCTTTTTCTCCCATCTCTTTTAGCCGTTCAAGATCTTGCTTGTTTCGACCTTTTATAACTTGTGAAGCCAACAAAGCACTTGCCAGCCCTGCCGCCTCCACTTCACTTGGCGAGAGAATACGCCCTTCAATTGTTAATGCGCCATCAAAGATTTTCATTTTGAATTTTGCGGCCTTTGCGATCTCCTTGAGGATATTATCATCCATCGCTCACCTCTTTTTTATTGGTTAATTTGATATTGCGCTAGCTGCATCATTTACTAGCTCAATCCGTAGAGCCTCATTAGTTGAATCCGATAAGCCAAAGAATGTTACTGTTCTTTCGATTCTACCAAATGAATTAACTGCATCATCGTAGCTAGTTATTTCTGCATCTCGCAATAAAATAGTAAACTGATTTGATCCTGATGTAAAGCTTACCTCAACATTTGCTGAAGTACCAGATATTTGACTATTATATAAATTTGCATCTTCCAGATCAAATGTTGCTGTTAAAGTAACTTCTCGCACATCTGAGATTGATGGCATTGATGTTAACTTTGATCCTAGATAATTAACTCTTTCCAATTTATTATCTAGGTTAAGTTCTAAAGATCTCATTTTATAAGTATTTGAATTGTAGGATAAAGTTGAACTTTGAAAATGAAATACTTGAGCACCATCACCAAATGCAGGAGTACCAGCAAGTGCTGCCGCTCGAGCAGTTGCTGTTTCTGCAATAATTTCAAAGCTGGCCCGTGCTTCTTCTCCGGCTGAGCATGAAATGCTCATACTTGAAACATAGCATCCTTCAAATTGCTCAGATTTTCCGGTTCCTCTTTGCACTGCTATCGTTAATGATTTTGTTGAGCTATAATCAGTTGGATTGAATGTATGAGTGTAACTTGGACCTGATCCAGTTGTAACCGATTCGCCTAAAGCACATTCTAAAAGCATGCCGAGACCTTTATATGTCAAAGGCGTTTCAATTGTACCGCCAGCGATTTCAAAACCATCAAATGTGTTTACAGCAAATGCCGCAGATGATTGGCTCAAATGAGTTGTTCGCTCTCTTTCTTGGTTTCGTAAAAGAGAAACAGAAAAAACTCTATTCTTTACTGCAAAATCAGATTGGTTTGATCCACCATTTGCTGTTCCATAAGAGCTTTCTTTATTTATTCCAATATATGCCGATCTTCCAAATGTTAATGCCATGTTTTCTCCTATGATTCAGGCAGTTGATCCCTAACTTGTATCAAACAACGAAGATCCAAGCTTTGACCCGTGCTCGTTGTTATTGTAACAGATAATGCATAGTCTGTTCCATCTGATCCAGCTTTTACCCGGACTTTAATATATCCGCCAATAAAACGACATGCATCTAATTCATAACGTGAAGCATTATTTGATCCTGAGCTATCCAATGATTGAACAGATATATGCTTAATCCCTTCAAAATCATTTCTGCCATTATATGAAGAGACCATTTTGCGAAATAGACCAGTTGTAGCAAAATAAACATCGACTATATCACTCACTGATTTTGTAAATGATACAACTGGCCTTTGGGTTGCTGGAGCAGTCATATTTTTTTTAACTAGAAACCCACCTGCTTTTGATAGTTCAATATATCCATTTAATGGACTTGCTATAGTTACTCCTGAAGATACATCGCTTGCTGATGCGTTTTGGAAATATAAATATATTTGATTCATGGATGCAGTTGTGACTCGATACCCATCAATTTGAAGCGTTAAAGTTCTTGTGGCATAGTTAGCCCCGGCTTTTCTCGCAAATGCTATTCCATTACCATCAAGATCAACAGGCACAACATCAAACATATCTGATCTGATATTATCCCAAAATAAATCCCATTGTTTTGGGATATCTACCTCAATATCTTCAACTGATTCAGATCCATCACCCGCAGATGCATCAATAGTTATTGGCTTTCTTTGCTTAAAATCTCTATCAAACCATGTCATGATCCATTATCCGTCTGGTAGTAAACTTCAACCTGAACATAACCAATTCCAATTCCTTCAATACCGAAACGGTCTCCATCTTCTGCAGTAAATGCGCATTTGATATCATCAACGATTAAGGGGATGCCTAATTGGCGATCTGCTGTAAGTGCGGCTATAACATCAGCAGATAGATCCATAGCATTCAATGTTCTTGAAGATACTGAATCACCACCAACAAAAAGATAGATTTCAAATGTTGCTGTAATCCTATATCTTCCCATTGTTTGGCCATAATTGCTCGTTGACTGAGCAAATACAATGCTGGCATAGGGTATAAATGGTGGCTCAATAATAGCCCCGATTACTATTGCATTGCTCAGAGTTAAACCGCTATTCGATCCACCTCCATCAAGTACTATTTTGCTTTTGATCGCATCTGTTATTTGCCTAATATTTGATGGCATTTATTTTACATCCAAACTAATCGACAAAAGGTCTTTAAAATCTTCAGGTATTTCTTTATAAATTTTATTTAATGCTCTAAACATAAATAATCTAGGTCTCATTTTTCTTGTTCCAAACTCAACATATCTAGCATATGTTACAGGCTCTCCACCTGAATTGCCACCAGCTCTTAATAATGCTCTTGGGTTGCCATCTTTAGCATCTACAATTCCAGTGATTGAGCTTCTGAGTCGACCAGTAATAACTCGAGGAAATGAAGTCGCATTTTTCTTTGCTTGTGCTTCTGCTTTTAAAGCAATTATCGTTAACTTCTTTCTCAATGTTTTTAATAGTTCAGTATGAGATTTGTCAATCCGCCTTGAGAACTCATCAAATGTTAATTGCTTTGCCATATTTCACAGGATTTTATGAGGTTCTCTAAAAGGTGCAAAATATTCTTTTACCTCAGGAGGCATCGATTTTGGTGAAATGCTAACAGTTGCTGCTCTTTGCGTTATCGAATCTTTGCCTTGGTTTGCTTTATTTCTATGTAATTGTGAAGCCCAAACGCAGATCCCATGCTCAAGATCTCCTGGTAAAGCTGTAAATCCACAATTTGCTACAACTTTGATTGCTCTAAAAGCATAATCAAAACTGTCAGAAGCATTTATTGGATCTAAAATAGCCTGCCCTAACAATGAATCAAGATCAAAATCATCGCTAGATAATTGAGTTGAGCTATCATATTGCCTATTTGGATCACTGTGAATTGATGTAATCGAATTCACTGGCCTGATTGGTAATTGCAAAACTGCAGGATTTCCAATAGTCGGACCATTTAAATAAAAAGTATAGGTGGCCGCGAGCAATTGCGGACTATAATAATTACCGTCTGGCTTTACCCAGCCAAAATAACGTGCTGTTGCAGATTCAACTCTATCAAGTAAAGCTGATAAATCACTATCTGCGCCTGATCCAGTTATTTCAGGTAAATATGTTTTCAATTTGCTCGCGGTCACCATTGCCATGATTATTCAGCTCGAGCAGGCTCAAAGACAAAAAGAGCACCGCCATCAAAAGCCATACCGCTTCCACTTTGATCATATGTAATTTTGAGCTCATCAGCACTAACAAAATCCAGTCGCTCACCGGCTGTAAGTGCTAGGTCTTCTGATACTCCGGCACTCATTGAAGAGCCAGATCCAGTTGAAAAGTCACGACTAGCAATTTGATCGGATCCTTTCAAAAACTTAATTACTACATGATTAGAACCATGAGCAGTCACAGCTTCATCAGCCACTAATCTAATTTCTTTTAATCTCAAATTTCGATAGATTGGCAAATATTCATGAGTATCGCTACCAGATGCAGCTACTTTTAAATGCTTAAATATTACGATTTCCATTTTCTTAATCCTATGATGATGCGAGGTTATATTGATAGCAAACATTCTTTGTAGCATCAAGATCAAGAGTATCAAGAGTAGCTCTTCTTGTTGCCACTAGCTCAGTTGCTCCAACATCGATCTTTCTTTGGCTTTCGACAAGAATACCTCGACGTTCAAATATTTGCCAAGAACTAGCATGAACTAAAAGCAATCCAGTAGTTGATCCGGATCCTGTGTATAATCCATTAGTATGAAGATCAGCTGACATGAATCTACTCATAACAATTGGAACTCCAGCAAGACTAGCAAGCTGCCCGGTCAAAACTGTTGCTTGTGGTCCAAAGACATCCAAAGTTTTAACTTCATCTAATGCCAATAAATTAGCAATAATTGCTTCAGGTGATGCAATGCAAATAAGATCCATCATACCGATTTCACCTAATAAAGATTTTGTTTCTAAAAAGTCAGCAAAAGCATAGGTGCCACCACCATGATTTTGAGAACAAGAACGATCTAAAGCTGCTGCCCGCAATCCAGTAAACCCGCGACGATGATCGCTTGATCCACCGAGTGCGGGACTTGTTCCCCATCGATCTCTTATGTTCCAATTTGCAATATCATCTTGATGAGGAGATGCGGAATCACCATTAAGGATAGCATCTTCCATTGCATCATTTAAATCCATAACAATTTGCCTTTGCAAAGTAGGAATGGCCAAAACTGCTGAATCTTCGGCAGCTTGATCATCAATCACATAGCGGGCAGCTAGGCCGGACATAGTTATTGACTTTTGACTAGTTGCAACAGTACTTGCGGTATATTGGGCTGGTGTGTCACTTGTAACTGATCCTTTTAGGTAGGGACGACCACCACGTGACATTCTAGGAACCAAAATAGTATTTCTATCAACAAATTGACGCTGAAGATTATCAGCTACAACTCGAGGAATTTGGATCTGATCTTCCAAGTTATAAAAAAGATCTGCAGCAAATTGATCCGGGATCCACTCTGCGCCAACTCCTGCACTATCATTAAAAGCCTTTGCAATTGCAGGCTTCATAAAACGAGGTGCTTTTTGCAGATGCTTCCAAACCTTGAGATCGCTTTTAGGTGTATAAGGGCTGCTCATTAGCATCCGAGCAAATGCTCTATCACGATTCATTTTGATCAAATCAGCATGCCATTCATTTACAGGATCAGTACTATCAAGAAGACCTTCAACATCTGTTTTAATGGTGCCTCTTCCTGTTACTGCAATATCTACAGACTTTTTAGTCCATTGAATTCCTTTCTCATTTACAAATTGCTTTAGCTCGCGATCATCAAGATTTTGGTGCTCAAAATCTTTGATATTGGTTTGAGCTTCTTGGATTAGTCTCTGTGCCTTTTTCAGGTCATCGACTTGCTTTTCAAATTGAGATAACTTCTCACTTGATGTTTTTTGATGGTTTCGGATGCCTTCAAGGATACCTTTGGCCTCTTCCACCATAGCGCGGTCATTATTACTCATCGCTATTATTCTCCGTTAGTAGTAATGAGCGCAAAAAGATCACGCTCTTGGGTTGTTAAAAATGTTTTTTCTTTATCTTCATCATCTGAGGAATAGGATTGCTCTTCTTCACCCTCAATTTGTATTTCTGCATCGATCTCTTCTTGTAGCTCATCGATCTCTTCTTGGTCGCGCTCTTCATCTTGCTTTAATAGATAGGTTACAATTACATGATCGCCATTATATTCAACATCCAAAACGTGCTTTAAATTTGAAAGCTTGAATTGTCTATTTTGATTAAAATCTTTAGCAACTGCTTCACCATTGGCTGGAATAGTTACAATTGAAATCTCTAAAAGCTCCGCCTTATCAAAGAAATATCCACTCTTTGAATAATATGGATTATCAGGTGATAATGAAGATCTTGGAGTGCTCTCTATTGCATTGAATCCAACCGAAACAGCAGACATAAATCCGGCTTTGGTTTTGCGAGCAACTTCTGCTGCTAGCGGATCATCCATATCAAATTCAATATCGACCATTAATTTGCCATCAACAATGTCAACTTCACCTTTTCCTATAGGGAGCTGGCTAGTTGAATTGTGATTTAACAAAATCACTGGATTTTGCCGATATTTTGATAAAGACCACCCTCGTTGGTTGATCACATCTCCATATCGATCGGGGCTTTGAGTGCTAGCAATAAAGGAAACAATATCCTTTTCACCCTTTAAAGCATTCCTGGTTATGATTTCAGATGCCAAATTACGATACTGCATATATACCTCGTCACATCATACTATATACAAGAAAATTAAGTAAATTGCAAGAACAAGCCGATATGTTATCTTTTATGATTGGAGGTGCAAATGTCTAGCATTATAATTGCGGCTGTTGTCGGCTTATTGGTAGGAATCGGCGGAACTGTTGGCATCCAGGTTGCAACAAAACCAAAACCACAAGAAAAGCCAATAATCGTTGCTGTTGGTGGTGATGAAGTTGCCAAAGGTCAAACTGAAGTACAGAAGGAGCTCATCGATCTTGATTTATTAGTAGAACCCTGTTCAAAGGAATTCATTAAGGATAAAGATGCTCTTTTATGTCGTGAGATGTTTTGCCGGATGCAACAAAGAGGTATAGATTCAAGCACTTCTCAAATTGATTGCAGTGAAATATCAAATATCGCTAACACAAAAGAGATTCAAGACGCATGTAAAGGGCTACAAAATGAAGCCCTTGATCAATGCACTGATTTATTCTTTAAAAGAAAATAACTAATTAGCGCCAAAAGACTTCAATATTTCAGGCTTTTTCTCTTCAATAGATTCAGGTTTATATCGGCTAAAGCACTCATCGATCTGAATAGATTCAATTTCCTCAATCATATCAAAATATTCGACAATATAATCTAAAGCCTTTTTAGATTTTGGTATGAATTTTTTTAGCCCGCTTTCAAATGTAATTACTAATATTTCAATCATTTTGTTGCTCCTTTTATTATTATTATTGCTGCTGGTACTGATAAAATTAATGTTGTGAATAATAGCGGCTTTACAATATTGACCGCTATAAATATACAAAGCTCCATTATTACACCCTTTCTATCTTTATTTGAGAGTATTAATGGCAGCTTTGTGTATCGCAATTGCTTCAAGTTCACTGAGCTTTTGCGGTAGATGCGGCACTAAACAAAATCCCATTCTGCAGCTTCTAAGATCCATTATTGCTGCAACAACTTTATTATTTTTAAATATCCGACTATTATATTCATTTTGATATGTTGTTGTCATTTCAACTAAAAATTTACCTATCTCTATATTAGTGATTTTCATTGTTATGCTCCTTTTTTTAATATTAATGCTTCATGGGTATTCATTGGAATTCCAACGCTAAAGCCCTTTATGACTGCCAGCTTATTGATCATCTCTTCGATTTCATCAATTGTTAATTTTGATAGTTCTTTTAAAATTATTTCTTTGTTTATTTCTGTTTTCATTGTTTTGCTCCTTTGTTTTGTTGGTTGTTGTTGGTTGTTATTATGCTACGAGGGTGAGAACACCGGTGTCACTCTCCCAAAGGATTTCCGCAAAGGCTACAGCGTCGACGAGCTTAAGGCCGGTAACTTTGGCGATGGTCGCGGCTACCTTGATGAAGCTAGTAGCATTGGTAAGGGTGAAGGTGAAAGTGTTGGTTGCGAGGTCGGTAGTGATAAGCATTTTATTCTCCTTTGTTGTTTTGTTTCTATATCAATATAATAACATATTATATTGAGGTCTGCTTAGTTATTTTTATTTATTTAGAAGCTCTGGATTTTCTTGAAATCTATTGAAGAATGCTTTTAAAATAACTGTATCAATATTCTGTACGCCACCAGTATTCTTAATCATAGTAGACCATAACTCTAAAAGTAATTCATCACTAAGGCCATCTATAAATCGAACTATAGTCTCTTGATCTTGATTATTCATTGTTTGCTCCTTTGTTTTGTTTTGTTGTTTTGTTTCTATATCAATATAATAACATATTATATTGGGCTTGTACATAGTTATTTTCATTTATTTTTATTAGTCATCAATAATTGGAATAATTGTACATCGACAATTTATTGATTCGGCTGGATTACTAAACTCAGCCGGGGAAGGTGCTCTTTCACCCGTTGATGGAATTATGAACTCTTCATTTACACCAACAATCTGTCCGTCCAGCTCTCTATGTGTTTCCCTAACTTTATCATCCTGGGATGATAGCCATTGTTTTCTAATTGGGATTCCTTCATTAGCTGCCGATTGAAAGCTTTGATCTGCCGCTAAATTTATGGCTTTAGTAGATTCAGTTCTGGCAATAGTTCGAGCTCTTTTAAATCCAAACCGTGTATCCTCCTTAATAAGCTCCGCCATATCATCAACGCTTAAGCCCTGGAGCAAACCCTGCTCAATTATTTTTCTAATAGATTTTGCTGTTGTGCTGGCTATTTCAAATGCTGAGAGATCAATCATTGATTCAGCAATTTTGCGATCTCCAAACTCAAGATCAAGTGGTCGCTCTTTTTTTAGCCGTTGATAAATTGCATCAAGTTGATCATTGCCTTCAATAGTCCAAACCGCTAGCCAATCACGGCCAAATTCAGACACAATCCGGTTAACCTCATCACCTACATCAAGCACATCAGACCATGATATTACATTTTTCTTTAAATAAGAAGAGCCTTTTTTATCACTTTTGACGTATTCTTTTATTCTATTTTGATAACGCTTTTGTGCTGATTTTAAATATTTTGCTATAGATCGTTCTAGCTTTCTTTCTGCAGGCCCATGACTTTTGCTAATATATTTTTCCCAATTTATTAGGTCGTTATCTTTTTTTTTTCAATAGGATTATTTGAAATAGTTTGCAATAAAGCATCTAATGCTCTAACATTTTGCTCTTCTTCATCACCAACATCATCTGCAGGATCCTCCCGTTCACTTTCAGGAATAACGGGAGCATCTTCCAGGCCTTCATAAGCATAAGCCTCAGCTATAGGCATTCCTATTCTGACGTGTTTCTCAATCCTATCGATTTGACCATCTCTAACAGCTTGCAACGCTTCAACACCAGAATAATCAATTTCAACTCTAAAAGAGCGATCAAATTTTCGTGCAATTTGCGTTAACAAATAAGACAACTTTTTGCCTCTCTTAGTTTGCACCTCCCAATAGTTAGATGCTTGCTGTCGTGAAACCGCATAGTTTAGATCGCCAGCTCCGAGAACAGACGGAGGGACGCCAAAGACCGCGGAAATTGCTTCTCTTGCATAGGTACGAACAGCTTGAAATTCTAGATCCCGGGGCGTAACTTGCAAAGGATCTATTTTGACCTGGCCACTTAACACCATTGCACCACCTTCATTGCTCATCCCACGATAAGCGTCTAGAATTGCTCTTCTTTGCTCGTAGTCCCAAATATCGGCTTCATCTGCCGGAGAAATCAGGATATCAGGCCGCCCTTTTTTAGCCGCATCGCTTGCGAGCTTTTGCGCACTAAGATCCGCGCTTATCTCTTTGGCAAGCGGCTGAATTCCACCTAGTCCATATAATGCATCCACACCAGCAGCCCATGAAGCATTTTGAGCAAATACAACTCGATCAATTGGATATTCAACGGTCCTGCCTGAATCACTGTACTCAAATCCTTTAATTCCTAAAATTGGATCAGTAATTATTTTGGTTTGCTCCGGATGCAAACGAAATAAACTCGCAGGTGCTTCATTTGATCCAGCTAGCAAAATATAACAACCACCAGTTAGCATTAAATCTACAACCAGTTGCTCGCGCAAAGAAAATCCATCAACATAGCTGGACGGCTGATCCATTAAATCTAGAAAAGGATGTTCGTCAATTATTTTGGCAGATTTTCCTTTTCCTTGAATTAATTTGATAGGTAATGCAGCAAGATCTTGAGAGGCTCTTGATACTGCTGCAAAAACATAACCATGAGAAGCAAATGCTGACATAGATATGCGGGCTGGAAATGGATTATTTTGCCCTTGAGGTTTTGCCCAATTTGCACCATGAGCTGGCCTTTCTGGTTTATTTTCTACTTTATAAAGGGCTTTAACAATTCGAGTCCAAAATGATTCACGCTTCATTGGAAGATTTGACATAACCACCTCCTGAGTAAATATATCATATTACAAAACCATCAAAGTCTCTCAAAACAATTTTAATTGCCTTTGATGGTTTTGTAATCGTTTTAATGCTGCATTATAATACTCTTCGTCTAGTTCGTAGCCATCTAGATAAAAACCCATATCGTGACAAGCTAAAGCAATAGAACCACTACCTAGATGTGTATCAAGGATTCTATCACCATGGTTAGCATAGTTCTCTAATATCCATAAATATAAAGATACTGGTTTTTGGGTTGGATGTATTATTGGTTTTTCGTATTTTTTCATCATATTAGACATCCAAAATAGCCGATAAAATTTTGTTGTGTTTTTATTAAATGAAGTGAAAGCAATTTCACCATCAGACATAAATGAGTCGCCATTTTGTTTATCCCATATAATAGTATGTTTACTGTGGTAGGGGATATTTGCTGACATATAATTCCCCCCCCATATTATCTGGTTTTTAGAGACTCTTATTAATTCCTGGAAATACTGTTTATTTGGAATTTTTGAATCATCCCAATTTACTTTTTTGGTTGTGCAGGACCCGCCACCAATCCCATATGGCGGGTCGACGATAGCCAGATCCCAATAGTTATCCGGCGCTTCTTTTAGTCGTATCATACAATCGATGTTTTCTATGTTAATCATTTATATAAATTTTCACGGGCTTTCATTCTGTGGATCATCATTAAAAATAAACTATCATTCAAATCAAATGCCATTTTAATTTGATCAGTAGTCAAACCATCATCGCGTATAATAGCAAAACAGAGATCATCAATTTCTGCTTCGGATCTGTTTAGTTTATACGCGGATATTTGATTTCGTAGCCTAGAAAGATAATCCATATATTTTCGATCAACGTGCATTTTCAAATCATGAGTTCGTCTAACATATGTAATGCTTTCTAAAATAGCAGCCTCTAATTGTTCAGTAAGCATTTATTTCCTCATCTTTCTTAGTTTATTTTGTGATTTGATTATTCTTATCTCAAGATCTGCAGCTAGCATCCAATCTTTGATCTCCATAGCCTCTTTTCTCCGGCGATTTAATTTATTAATCTTTTCTTGTAATAGTTCTTTTTTTGTTTTCATTTTGTTGATCCTTAATTTTGTGGTGGTAGTTCTTCGGCACAGGTCATCCCAAGCCCAGTATAAAATCTCAATGCTCTTGCAATTGCTCGAGTTTCGGCCATTCGAATAAATGCTGATAAAATCTTTTTGCTAACATTTGATGGATCTGCATCTCCATGTCCAATATAGATGCCACGATCGCCTTCAACAGTTGCTTCTACTAAACAAAATTTATCCTCATAATCAAATTCGATTATCTTTGTTTTGATAGATTTTAGACCACTTTGATGTGCAATATTTAATAAACCGGAGAATAAAACGTATTCTTTATTCTTTAAGCTGATGATGTGACCTTGAGCTCTTAATATTTGCATTGTGCTCGGCTTATGTAGTTCACATGCTCCATATATTTTATTATCAATCTGAATTATATAATCGGACCAATTATCACACTTGGAACATTTTATTTTTTCGGTTGCTTTTTTTATAATCATTTTTTTTTGCTCTTTTATTTAAATTTATTGTGGTGTTATGCATCCAGTAAAATACTCATATATTTCATCAACCTCTAACTTTTTGGCTTTTTCAATATCTTTTTGTCTTTTACAAATTTTTATTATGTATGATTTTGCTTTTGGAGATACACATACAATTTGATTTTTTTGTAACCACTTCCTGATTAATGTAATTTTAGAACCTTCCGTTATAATCATGTATTTTAATTTATCGTTTGATTTTCTAGCTATTACCATTTTGTGCTCCTTTGTTGTTTTGTTCTTATATATTATTATACTATGTTAACAACTTGATGTAAACAGTTAAATTTATTTATTTTGTAGGTGTTTATAGTATAATTTTACAGCTTTAAAAAGACCTTTAGGCTGAGATCCGTCAAAGGTTGCTTCAACAGCTTTACATGCCTCATCAAGGCTAAGACCCTTATAATACATTTTAGAATGTACTTGACTATAGGTCCATTTAATATCCGCTAATGGTACTGGATTATTTTGGTGTTTCATTTTTGTGCTCCTTTGTTGTTTTGTTCTTATATAGTATTATACTATGTTAATAACTTGATGTAAACAGTTAAATTTATTTATTTTAGAATAATTTTAATTTCATTTAAAATAGCTTCATTTGCTTCGTCACTATTCCAGCCAATATCTTTACCCATTAGCTGGTCTTTTAAAGTTAAAACAAAACCAACAGTAACAGTAAAATCCATATATAAAGCTTCTTTAACTTCATTTAAAATAGCCTCATTTGCTTCGTCACTATTCCAGCCAATATCTTTACCCATTAGCTGGTCTTTAAGCTCTAAAATTTGGATTTTGATATTTATATTGTTCATTTTGTGCTCCTTTGTTGTTTTGTTCTTATATCAATATAATAACATACTATCTTGTAGTTCGCAGAGTTATTTTTATTTATTTCAAAATAATTTTAACTTCGAAACTTTTTATAACGATAAAGGAAACAAATTTCATAGCGGATAGCATCAAGGCCATGATCGTGTAATTTTTCCGGCTGATCTTTTCCTGCTGTTTTTTTCCATTTATATTTACGAAACTCTTTTAGTAGCTCCCTACAGTTATCAAATATAATAAGGGCAGGCTTTCCTTCTGCATTTAGCTTTAACCGGTCTTTAACCATGTTTATGGTCTCCATAACTCCATAATGTTTTGGAGCTGGTTTGGTTTGCATGCCAAGTTCTCTTGAAAGCAATAATCGACCATCTTTGGACTCTGGATCAGCTACAATCCACCGTAGTTCAGGATCTCTAGCACTAAGAGCTCGAATCATCCGGCCATTTTCAAGGGTTGTTTTTTCTGTTTTAAAATATTCTCTGTATACGTAAAGAATATCATTATCCATGTCATGAGCAACCCATAATGCTGCAAATGGATTCCGAACACCAAAATCAATAGTCATATCACGCGGCCAATGATCTGGAATATCGAATGGTTTGCAGGTATGAATCGCACGATCAAATTCAGGATAGACCAATCCGCTTTGGCTAGTAAATGAACCAAAAAGTCTAGCTTGCTGTGATGCTTCTGATAAATGAGAAACTGCACGCCTCAATTTAGGGCTGCTTATATATGGATTGTCCAAGCCGGATATTGCATAATGATCAAAGCCAATTGGATTTTGATCTACAAATATATCATGCAAAAACGTTAATCCCTTGAGTGGAGTGGCGGTTATCATTATGCGGCCTTTTTTATCTATTATTCGCAGTAGGCACTCTTCAAATACTTCTTGGTCAGGCTCTTCATCTATCCAAACCAATTTTACAGCAGATCCTTGAAATGCTTCTCTTCCGGCTGAGTTTGATAGGCTAACAATTTTGCCGCCATTTGGTAAAATCATAGATGCTCGATCCTGCGCTTTCCATCTACGATATTTTGTTCCTTGCGGTGCATATTTTTCAAGTTTTGGCCTTCCGTACTCTAATGCATCGCCATAAGAAAGCGCGACATACCAAACAGTTTGAGGATCTTTCTGTATAAGAGTTTGAGGCAAATTATTAATAGAAAGCCATTCACGCACCCACCATTGATTTGATCCAGCAGCAACAGCCACTGCCAACATTGCTCCGATTTCAGTTTTGCCAGCTCTATTGCCACCAGTACAAAGAAATGCTTCTTTTGCATAAATCAATCGCAAAAGTGCTTCTTTTTGGGATGTTCGATCCTCCTCAATATCACAATGAAAACATTTATATCGACCAAGATTAATGCGATCCATTTTCTTACCGCATCCTTTTATCCGCTTACTTTTACCAGATAATCCATCCCACCTATGACAGTGAGGTTCCCAAAGGCTTGAAATTGCTAGCGGATAGGATTGTAAAACCATTAAAAGGTTTTCTCGTGCTTTATGAAACTTTCTTTTTTTCACTATTGCACAATAATTCTATTCGTTTAAAAAGATCTTTTTTGTCCCCTAATCCTAATGAACTAAATGTCTCTGCAATTTTAAATCTACCCCATCTTTGCGGATTGTGCTTTGTTCGCCAGCCCATAATTGTTTCATAGGGCTGTCCTGATAAAACGGCAAATTGCTTATTTGATATTTGCAGCTGAGCAATCATGCGACAAAACCAGTGATTAAATTTTGACCTATTCGAATAATTCGATTCATCATAAACTTTAGGAAAATGAAGGCCTTTTTGTGGAGGTTTTGTAACAAGGTAATCTCTGTTAAATTTACGTCTCATTGCCGAAACCTCCCAACATTGAATTGGTTGCTCTTAATATTTCCTCTCCAAAAATAGTTAAAGATCTGCAATTATAACGATTCGGTCCAAAACCAGTATCGATAACTATATCAATAGGCATTGTCTTTATAGCTGTAAATGTCATGAAGCTTATTTCATTATCAGAATAGGCATAATGTACTGGATCACTAATATTTATTTTGCAAAATATATCGGTTAATTTATTAATCGCTTCTTTAGGGAGAATGGCATATCTTTCCCTTACTCCACGATGAATCTGCTGCCATTGAGCTCTTTCAATAACTTCTGCAAGCTGTTCATTTGATAGAGCGGTAAAATCATATCCAAATAGAGGAACTTGTTCTGGCATATCAGGATCGATATAATCCTCTTTCAATGGAACATATAATTTGTGATTTATTGACCAAACTACAATTTTGATCGAATAAGGCAGCTTTTTGGTTTCATTACAGTGACTAAAATTATGAGTAAACCTAGAAGCGAATCCGATCTTTTCTAGGGCGGCCAGTCTATAAATTGCTCTATATATCGTTGATCTTTTATATGGCAGATCTTCTTTGAGGCAGGATACCTCCCAAATGCTCTTATTATTTGCTGATGAATTTAGCCAATCAACTATTTCAGTATCAATTGATGTTTTGCTAATTTCAGATGTTTTATTCCAAAGATAACTTTTTAATATTTTATTCATTTTGCTCTTTTTGTTAGGGTTGTTCATTCTTCGTCAAGATCTATGACTGGTCCTGTAATAAGTTCTTTTATTCCTGAATTATACTCATTTATTAAGGTTTTCATATCAAGATGTTCAGTGTCAATTGTTATTTGTATAGGAGGAGGTCCATCTCTTGAATAGCCAAACCGCCGTTCTAGTAGCCAGGCCGCTGCTTGCCAATTGCCTTCTCGAGCCTCTTTATTGATTATTGCTAATGAGCCAACGCATGCAACACCTTCTGCCTTTTTAAAAGCGTTAAAAAATGTTCTGTAAATTCCAGTTGATTGCTCTTCTCCTCGCCTTAACCAATAAAAAAGAGTAGTTCTTGTGATACCAGCAAATTGGGCTGCAAATTCATAAGTCGATCCAGCCTGAATTGCTTGAATTATTCTTGTTTGTACTTCTTGATTTAATTTACTTCTTCGCGCCATAACCATTGGTCCCCAACTTCTAAAGCGATCCTTTGCATCATAAAAGGAGGGACCGACATTCCCATGGCCCACCATTTCTTTGAAAACGACCAATCAAGCCAATTAAAATCAAAAGGGAAAGATGATGCCGCAGTGACTTCATTTAACGATAAAAAGCGAGGCTCTTTATAGTGACATAAAGCCATAGAAGCTGTTATTGTGTTTATAGGCTTATTTTTGCTTAATCTAAAATAATTAAAAAGATTACCTTTTGGATGGACTTTGTTTAAACAATTGCCTGGGATAGACATCTTCCAATATTTAAATAAATTTGGAGTTAATTTTTTAAATTCATCTTTTATTCCAAAAATTTGTTTTTCTATTTGCCCTAGTGTAATTTGTTTCTCTTTAAAGTTTAATTTTAATTTTTTTGCAAATAAATCTTTTCTAATAGCAATAAAAAATACTCTTCCTCTAGCTTGCCCTATCCCCATATTTGCACCATTTAATTTAAAAATTTGCAAATTATAATTAGCCTTATCATAAGATTTATTTATTTCTTTAATATATCCTTTAGCAGTGCCAGTTAAAATCCCATTAACATTTTCAGCTATTATAACTTTAGGTTGAAGTCTTTTACCTAAAGCAATAAATTCAAAAAATAAATCATCCAATCTTTGTAAAGATTGCCCCTCCGAGAACTTTTTCACTTTTCCCCAATCTTTTTCTCTGTTTCCTGATAAAGAAAAAGAGGTACAAGGAGGGGATCCATCAAGAATGTCTAGATTATACAATTCGCTAGGCAAAGATTGACTTTTTATTAAATCTCGAATTGAGCAAACAAATGGATATTTTGGGTTGTGATTTTCTATATATAGCTTAGCGACTTTTGGGTCAATTTCACAATTACCAATAACATCAAACCCAGCAAGCTTATATCCCATAGTTGATCCGCCAGCACATGAAAAGCACGAAAAGACTTTCCCTAAATTTTTTGGCATATATGCATTTTTCAAATACCAAATTCCATTCGTCTTTTTAATCATTAAATTCAAACCCGCACCTAGGACAGCAATGATCAAAATTATCAAAATCAGCAAGACTTATTTCTTTATCTTCTTCATGAAAATAAGTGCTTGGTTCAACTAAAAGCTTTTCTAGCTCTTGTGTAGAAAAGCCTAATTCTGATATATCATAACTAACTTTTAAATCGTTAAGAATGTTAATTAATCCTTCTTGATCCCAATCTGCTATTTCTCCAATTTTATTGTCCGCAAGAGCTAACATTTTTGCATCTGCTGGATCTATATCTAAATATCTGACCGGCACTTTATCAAGTCCAAGACTCTTTGCTGCCTTTAATCTAGTATGTCCAGCAATCACCATTTTATCAGCTAATCTTGCTACTATTGGCGATGCAAAACCAAACCTCTTTATGCTATCAGCAACATTTTGAACAGCATGATCATTTATTCTTGGGTTTTGGTCCCATGGTACGAGCTCATTAATGTCTTCCCAAATAGCAGCACTTTCAGGCATTCTTCAATCCTCTCGCAATAAGTTGTCTAATCGCCTCGCTTTTTGTGATCCTATTCGACCAAGCCATATCCTCTATTTTGACCAACATTTCTTCAGGCACGACTAAATTCACCATTGGGCTTTTTTTTCCAGTTGCGTTTTTTCGTTGGCCACCATGCTTAAGTATTTTTTCCATAATGTACTACTCCTAATTTTTTTAATGTTTCATATAATGCAGCTCTATGGATCTTTGCTGCATTTTGGTTTCCTGCTCGCGATGCATTATCGTAAGCTCTAACTAATCGAATAGCCTGATCCCATAATGCATCGCGATGATCCATAAACTTTACCGATGTAAAATAATAAACTTATTATTAGGCCATAATTTAAGATCATACAATTCACCATTGTATTGCATATCTCGGATAAACTTCTCATAATCAAAATAAAGTTGGATCTGCTTTGGCATTGAGTCTAATTGCAAAACTTCGTCAATATACTCATAAAGATCCCTTTCACTCATTAGATAGGCCTCTCCATTTTCAATGGTTTCGTTCGCATCTTCTAAAGTATATCCAAGATCCTTGATTAAAAATTCTATTAGTTCATTCATTTTGTGCTCCTTTGTTGTTTTGTTTTGTTGTTTTGTTCTTATACAATATAATAACATATTATATTGGGGTCTGCATATTTATTTTTATTTATTTTGGTATATCAATTTCTAGCAACTCCAAAACGTATTCAATATTATTGATGGTCTCATTTACTCCATCTTTGGCACTCTCTAAAGTTTCTATTATCTCCAAGTGTCTTTGGCCCTTTTTGCTCTCCTGCCATCGATCTGAGCGACTATTAAAATGATTTTCAAACTCTTCTATTAAACTATAAATATAGTTTTTCTCGGTAAAAGTATTTATATATATTTGCCGAAGTAAATTTTGATCTTTAATTTTTAAATCCATTGTTATGCTCCTTTGTTGTTTTGTTGTTTTAGTTATTGACCTAGCCATTCACAATAAAAATAAATTCCATCAATAGTTATCAATCTTTTATTTTTTAAATCATCAAATTTGGCCTGAAATATTTCTTTGTGTGAAAATCCTTCAAAAGCTTCTTTATAGAATTCATTTATTCCGCTTTCGTCAAAAACAAGTATTGATCCATTATTCCAATAATCAATGACATCATATTTTGATAGATTCCATTTATTCATTAAAGCCGCAATCAATTTTACTTCGTGTTTAAGTTTCATTGTTATGCTCCTTTGTTTTCTTTGCTGAAAACTTGCCATCCGCTATATTTTGTTTCTTTGATTGTTATGGTAAATAAACCTCCATTTTTTCCTTCAAAATTAGTAAATATGTATATCTCACCTGCTTTAGCAACATTTTCAATAATATGATTAATCTCTTTTATTGATTCGGTATGTGTATAAAATTCATTATTTATGTATTTCATTGCTATGCTCCTTTGTTTAATTTTGATTCATAAATCCATTTTTCATCAAATATACAATACTCAAATTTTACGGTGCAGCTCTTTCCATCAACACTTAAAACATTAGTAAATATAAAGACGTTATTATCTAAAGCAGGCAAACATTCTATTCGCTTTTGGGCTTCTTTGAACTCGTTATATGTGTATTGTTTTTTTATAATCATTGTTATGCTCCTTTGTTTAGATGTTGTTGTTGTTGTTGTTGTTTTGTAGCTCACTCATTTCATGAAGCTCTTTTTTTAAAGCGCTCATCGCTTTGGTAAGATCCTTCATTCTATTGTATACATTATCGTATTTTGTATTTGTTAAACTGTAGTAATCTACACCGAGATCGTATAATTGATACTCTATATCACTAATCATCTCTGTAAGATTGCGATTAAATTTACATACTTTCATTTTGTTAAGGCTTTTTGTTTCGTTCTTCATTTTGTTGCTCCTTTGTTTTGTTGTTTTGTTCTTATATCAATATAATAACATATTATATTGGGTTTGTATTAATTATTTTTATTTATTTTAAAATAAAAAAGAGGCCGCAGAAAGAGCATAACTGCGGCCTCAAGAAACAAAACAAAAATGAGCAAAGCTCACCCTATTTTATCGTGGCCAAATATTATCCGCAAGCATTTGAGTAATATATCTCTCCAATAAATCCTCAATTGATAAATTTAATCTATCGGCAATTTGTTTAGCTTTTTCACGGTGAATAGGCCCCAAATAGATTTTGATTTTATCTTTATGGGTGCCAGTATTCTTTACCGGCTTTTCTTCAGTCTCTGCTCTCATTGCTCTATTTTTATATGTTCGTTTCATTGTGCACCTATATTTTTTAATACATTATCAGCTGTCTTTTTTAAAGATTTATTTTTCTTTAATTGAATCTTTTTTTCTTTTGTTGCCATACAATTTGATCGTAATACCCAATCAGATATTCGGCCTCGGATAGGAAAGTCAAACCTCACATTAACACGCTCATCATGCTCTTGGATAATTGTTCCTAATATACTGCATTTCATTAAATTTGTTTTAGCAAATACTCTATCACCAATTTTGAAAACCATTTTAATTACCTCCGGCTGCATATAAATCAGACTGTAAAGAAACCAATAATTTAAGCGCATTTAACTTTGGATCATCATTTATTTGCCTCACAAAAAGGGGATCCAGATAAATCCGAGACTTTAGCACTGCGGCATACCTCTCTTCATATGTGGCATTATTCTTGACCACCATTGACCAGAAATCACGAGCCCTTGAACCGGTTAATTTGATATCTTCTAGATCTTTTTGCTCCTTCATTTTAGCCTGAATTGATCGATTCCTTTTATCGATTTCAGATGGGCTAACATGGATGCAATCCTTAAACCGCTTGCTATCTGAATAACTCCAGGTATCACTTTGCCGGGATATCCATAATTGCATCCCATCAATCCAGTTTCGGCCCCTCCATTTTCCAGATCCAACTTTGTTATTTCTAATCAAATAATCAATGAGCTTTAATGCTTTAACAATTTGTATCCTAGTGAAATCCTTTCTTATTGTTGCAAAATCCCTTAAAGGATCCGAACTAATCCAGCCCATCGGCACGCTGTGCCGACTCCATAACTTTTCAAATAATAGATCCAGCTCATCAATCAACTGGTGCTCGTTAGAGCACTCATTTATAGCAATAAAAGAAGCGTCCTCTGATTCCACTTTGGGGTTATAGTGGTTGTCCTCTTGAGGTATGGATCCTAATTTGCTCCTTGAATCCGATTTATTAATTATATTGTTAAGTTTATTATTTTCTTTATCTATTTGTATATCAGATATGATATCTGTTTTGATCGGATTTGATATGTCCTTAATATCAGATTTGATATTTGCAGATCTCAAATTTGACATGTCATTTATGATATGTGTGCTCGTTATTTTATTGCCCTTTTTGATCTTGGTAATAAAGCCAAGCTTGCGAAGCTTTGAAAACGCCCTCCGGACGCTTGGCGTGCTTACATCAATATCTTTCGCTATTCGTTCCTGTGAAGCCCATGATCGACGGTCCTGGCCTCCATAAATACGCATGGCAATATAGCAAAGGATCGCTGATCGATCTAACCTGCTCAAATAATGTAAATCTTCAATTGTTATTTTTGTAAATTGCTCTTTCATTTTTTTCCTTTTGTTGTTTCAAATATCAAGTTCTTGACTTGATATATTCAATTATAATACGTTATATTGTAAAAATAAAACAAAAAGGAGCAAAATAATGAATTATGTTGTGCTAGATACCGAAACAACTGGTTTAAGAGCCTATTATCACGAAATGATAAGCTTTGCCGGGATAAAGTTAAATAGTGATCTTGAAGAAATTGATCGATTAGTAATTAAAATCAGGCCGCAATATCCTGAAAGATCAAACCATGAAGCATTAAAAATAAATGGTTATTCACCATCAAGATGGGCCAACTCATTATCTCCAGAAGAGGCCGCGCCAATGATTGCTGCATTTATGCAAAATTGTACCCCAGTTGCACACAATTGGTCTTTTGATCGTGGATTTATTCTAGCACTTTTTAAATCTTGCGATCGCCAAGATCTGAAGATTATGCGAAGAGGTATTGATACCATAAGCCTATCGATCTCTGCATTTGGCCAATTTGGTCTAAAATCATACAGCTTGGATAATATCGGCAATCTTTTTGGCTGGTGCAATTATGACAACAGTTTTATTTCGGCAATTATATCCCAATACAGTTAAAACAGCTATCAAGATACAGCTAATTATGTTTTATGCTAAAATTAGAGGGATTTTGAATCCATATAAATCTATTTTGTAGGGGATCTTTATGGCAAATTTAAATTTATCATGCTTGAAAAGTACAGCAACTTCAACAGCAATATCGACCGGGTATGATCTAGCCAAAAAGATTCCACTTGAGGCAGATCTTTTTGCAATTCATCAGATTAATATAAAAGCATCGATGCTCAAAATACAACTTGAAAATATATCCGGAGCAACGACAATCGATTGCTGCTTAAGCAGGGATCCTTTAGGCAATGATTATGTTTTAACTGAGACTAAAACAGACATACAAGCCGGTTTAACAACGAGCACAGACGGGACAGCTTTGATCCGGTTAGATGTTATTATTCAAGATCTAAATGATGATATTTTATATTTGCATATAAAAACGAATGCTGGTACTGTAGATGTATCATCAGCTGGATTATCATTTCAATATTAGGGTTCATCAATTGGCTATAGGCAATGCATTTAATAATGAAGGCGGCACCGGTGCAGATCCTTCTAACAATTTAAATATATATTTTGAGGATCTTACTACATCAGTAAACGGAGAAAGAACATCATTTTCTCTTTCTCGCAATTATGATGCAAATACTATTATTGTATATCTCAACGGATTGAGACAGAGACAAAACACAATTGGGCAAACTGGAAATAACTCTTTCACGCTACCTGAAGCACCTATAATCGGTGACATTTTAGAAGTGCGTTATTCAGTCACATCAACCTAAAAGTGGAGTCCTACAATGGCAATACAAATTCGCGGAGGACAGATCAAGTCCGCCAGCATATCCGGATCGCAACTAGCAACCGGAGCAATTAACAACAGTAATCTTTTTTCTGCAGGAGTTGTAACAGCGTCCGCTCTTGCGGCAAATTCAGTAACAAATAGCGCAATAGCCAGTGGAGCTATCGATGATGCGGCAATGTTTGCCAATTCAGTTATTACAGCTGCAAAAATAAATCTTGGCGGAAGTTTTGACTTTTCATCCGGCACATTAAGAGCTGGCACACCATCTACTAATACCGATGTAGCCAACAAAGCTTATGTTGATTCGATCCAGGCCGGAATTCACTGGAAAGAAAGTGTAATTGCCGCAACCACAGCAAACATTGATATCGCAAGCGCCCCTGCTGCCATTGATGGTGTTACACTTGCATCTGATGACCGCATTTTGGTCAAGGACCAATCAACTTCATCCGCCAATGGACTATATCAATTCAATGGTGCAGGATCAGCCCTAACCAGAACAACAGATGCCGACAATGCCAGCGAAATGAATGGCCTTGCTGTATTTGTACAAAAAGGCAGCACTCAATCTGACATGGGCTATATCCAAACTGAACAAATTAGCTCTTTAGGATCTGATAGCGTACAATTCACTCAGTTTACTGGTCTAGGTCAAATCACTGCTGGCGATGGTTTGCAGAAATCAGCAAATACAATATCGATCGATTTATCAACTAATTCAGGTTTAACTTTTGCGAGTGGTGAGCTGGAAATCAATGAAGGCAATGGCTTAGAGCTTGCCGGAAATGCTTTGCAAGCAAAGCTCAATGGAAGCACTTTAGCCGTTGATGGTAACGGTTTAAAAGTCGGCACTATTACTAGTTCCGAACTTGGTGCAAACAGCGTTACAAGTGCCGCTATAGCTGATGCAGCAATCAACTCTGCCGACATGCTTGATAGCTCCGTGGTGACATCTGCTAAAATTGCTTCAAATGCAATTTCTGAAGCTAAAATCGCGACTGGTGCAGTCAGCCTTAATAAACTTGCCGCAAATAGTGTTGATGAATCAAAAATTGCTTCATCTGTTGCTGGTAATGGTCTATCTGGTGGTGGTGGATCTGCTTTGGCTGTTAGTGTTGATGATTCATCTATTGAAATCAATAGCGATAGCATCCGGGTCAAAAGTGCAGGAATTGTTGCGGCTATGCTAGGAGCATCTGCCGTTGAAACTTCAAAAATAAATGATGATGCAGTAACAATTAGCAAAATTGGAGCTCGATTTTATCAAGAAGGATTTCAAGTATCTGGATCCAGCACATCAACTCTTGATCTTGCTCGAGCCGTAAGCAATGCTTTTTTTAGTGGCGTTGAAGTATTTGTCAACGGTCTAAGCATGATCAATAATACTGCTACAGGTGATTCACCTGCAAATAATTCGGATTTCTCCGTCGCCAATAATGGAGCGGGATCTGTTGGCAGAATCACTTTCGGGGGCAATCTCGTTAATGGCGATGCAGTAATGGTTAAATACTTTACTTAAAAAACCACTCCTTGAGTTTTTAGCCTCGCATTATTATGCGGGGCTTTTTTATAAAAAAAAATAGCCG